CATTGATTTTACTAGGTTTTCTGTATATGTACTCTGCGCGCGAGACATTTTTTTTATTTTTAAAAACTTTTTTGCCCTAAAATTCCACTTATAGTATAAGATTCTAATGAGACGTCCTAAAAAATCAAAATATAAATCTGTTGTTATTAAAAAGAAAAGATATTACTTTTACAAAATTACATGGTTGGATATCACGGGAGATTCCGGGCATGCAGATTTACATACAGCATCCGGATTTATGCCTTCTGTTATGGTAACTCACGCATACTTACTTAATAAAGATAATAAAAATGTTAGAACGTTTGCAAGTTACGAAGTTAATGATGAATTATTTAGTGATAGAAATGTATTTCCAAGAGGATGTGTAATAAAAATGGAAAAAATAAATGAAAAATAAAACCTTGACTAAGAATATGCCTAACGTAAAATGGCAGGCGATACCACCAGTGCGTGGTCCTAACTCACAAGGAGTAAACTATGGAAATAATAAAAAGAATAATGGCAAAAATTCACGAGTTATATTGCAAAGCAAACGAAGTGACTAATCGGATTCACGGGTTGGTTCTTTTGGCAATTCTAGCTCTTCTAATTTTATCTCTTCAGGCGTAATATTAATAATTTCTTTATTGTCATCCAGAATCTTTTTGAGTCTATCTCTAATTTCTTCTGCTGACATGTTATCAACGTTACCAGTCATGACAAGTTTCTGGTCAACGTAAAGGCCACCGGCTTTTCCACGTGCAACTTCTGCATTTACTGCAGCAGACCACGCACCTTTTTCTAGTGCTTGGTTTCTAATCTGTGCTAACTCTGATATGTGTTTCTCAAAACTAATACCATATTTCTCCTGCACCTCTGCTCTTAACTCACCAATGTATTTAACCACCAAAGGAGATATCTTTGGGTTTCTTAATTCTGATGCTGCCTGTCTTGGCCTTGTCTTATACCCTGCCTGAAATGCTGCCTCTGCAGGTGATAGCCTACCTTCATTGTAAACTAATAATTCTGCAAACTTTATTTGTCTCTCTGTTAATTTAGCTGGAACTCCCATAATGTTTGACATATATCGTAATTTAACGTATCAGTCAATTGTGAGACTAATACTAATATTAATACTGCTATCAGGCTGTGCAAAGGATTATGATTTTAATC